GCTGACGTTGCCTGTATGCAGGGGTTGCCGCTGATCGTTGCCCCGCCTATCTTGTCGATATTGAGCACCGCCGTTGTTTTGTCCCCATAGTACCCGACTGCACCGAAATTCTGCAAGGTTATGTCACACACACAGAGTTCACCGGCGAAGCTCATGCCGTACTGTGCCCCGACCGCCCTTACTTCGCCATAGATCGCAGAAGAAACGAGCGTGATTGTTCCGATACTGTTATTCACAGTGCCGTCAACATTGATTACGGTATTCGTCAAAGGCCTGTTGTTCTCGGAAAAGACGTTGCTATTGCTGACATAGAAGCTGAATGCACAACCGTCCGTCTCCACCCCTCGATTATCGCACCGCCACAGCCTTGAATCGTACAGTTCGCCGCCGAAGCCCATGTTGAAGAGCTTTATTCCCTTGATATCGTATATATCATAACCGATGCAATAGAAAATCTCCGCTCCTGTGATGTACATGGATGAGAACACGCCGTTTTTCAACAGAACGTCATGCCCGGTTGCACTGTAAGCCATCAGCGAGTATGCGGATTTACGCAGATTCTTGATAACAGCCCCGTTGAAGTCTATCTCCATGCACCTGAGGTTTATACCCGGTGTGTCCTCCGGGTACTGCTCATTCATATCCCACTGTGTTCCGGCGGCAAGTCTGATATATACGTCTGCTGTCTCTGCGGCTGTTACCAGTTCACCCCAGTTTGCCGGAATATAGGGATTTGCCGCTGTGCCTGTTCCTGTCATATATATCAGTACCACCTTTCATTTTTAGTCAGATATACCGCAGACGGACTTCCCGTCCACGATATGACGTTATCGCCCGGAGACAGCAACGGATATTTGCCGAGCGCGTTATCCCGGAGCAGGTATCCGTTGCTGTAAACTATCTCCCTGTCGCTGTCAATGTACGTTGTAGCGGCATCGGGAATATGGACGTCGAATTCCTGCCCGTTGACTGTGATCTTGATAGTTTCACCGCCAATAAGTGTCTGGCTTCGTGCGATTATGCGGAAAACAGGCTTACAATAGCGGTTGCCGTCCACTTTCACCAACGAGCCGGACTGATCGTCGAGCTGGATCTCCGCATTGTCCGTCTTATACCTAAAAGGGGCAAGCGTGAGCGTGATATCATAGCGGATTCTGCGGTTGTCATAATCGCTTGACGCGCTAACGCTCACCGTCCGTATTTTGAAGTATACCCCGGGCAGCGTTGAAAGCTGCAAGGTCTGAGGATTCTGAAAAAATTGGTGTAAGTCGGTATCGTCGAGCGTTTCCGGCAGGAATTTATATGCCGTAATGGGGTATTCGATATCCTCGAAAGTCCAGTCGGGTTCGGCTCTGTCCTCGTCTGCCCCGACCGCCCACTGTGTATAGCGCATCTGCCCCATATTAGGAACGGGGAGTGTATCGACGTACAAGCCGACGCTGTCGGAGGATACGCTATTCAGGTAAAACTTTACTTCACTGGTCACGTCCATCCTATACCTCCCACCGATCGCTCCTGTTTAACGTTTAATGCACCGAGCTTCTGAGCGACCTTTTCGATAAAGCGCTCGGTATCATAGTCGTCTGCAATACGGCCGCCCTCGACCGTAAGATAAAGATTCTGGACTACTACACCGCCACTGTCCTTGTTGACACGGTCAGCGAGTTTATCCATCCAGCCTGTGTTACTATCCAGCGGGAGCAGGGCTTCGCGGCCTGCCTCGCCGTACAGGTTGCCCCTCTTATCGTATACCGGCTGATTGATGATGATACCACCTGCCGCTCTGTGGTGGCCTGCACCGTTGCCGTTAAGGAATCGGCCAAGAAAACTGTCCTTGATAGCGCCCACGGTCGTTACATAGGCGTTAGCGGTATTGAATCCGTCTGTGATTTTGTCCTTAACTTCAACGATCTTATCAATTACTTTCGTGATTGTACCTATAAGCTCCATCCATCGCTGAATTATATTACCTATTGCTTCACTTGCACCCATCTGTATATTATGCCAGCCGAGCCTTAAAACACCCGCAACGTAATTAAACGCTTCACAAATCATATCAAAGCCGAGTTTCCACTGATCGCAGTATTCCCATACCACCTTGTCAATTTCTTCCTCGCCTATCTTCTTTCTGATCCACGTTCCGAGTTTCCAGCCACCTATTGCCGCCAGTAATCCGGCTGTAAGTGTAAGGCCTGCACTTCCCGCTGCTGCTCCGGCACTAACTGAAAGCTGAGTTGAAAGCCCTGCTGTGACCGTTTTCCACAGTGCTGTGTCTGCGATTGCCACACCAACGCCTTTGAGGAACTTCGGTGTGAAGTACAGAGCCGCAAGTGTAGCCAAATTCTCCCAGTCAACGTTTTCAGCGATTCCAGCCAGTAAGTCAGGTGAATTCTGAATGACCGCGCCTATAAGTGTCGCTACGCTTGTCACAATAGCGTCCCAGTCTATGCTATTTAAAGCCTTTGCTATCCATTCTCCGGCCTGCTCCCAGTCTATATTGTCGAATAAGGTTGTCAGATTAGATAAGGCTGAGCTGAATACCTTCTGCAAGCTCCCGCCTAACTCTGTCGGATCTGTTTTGCTTATGCCGTCAATAATAGCCTCCATGATGCGCCGTCCGAATCTGAATATTGTCGGTACTCGGTCAGTGATATCTTTCAGCAGTTTAGAGAAGAAATTTGACGTTTGTCCTCCCTCCGATCTGAGGCCTTTGTTTATCATCGCCATTATATCTATGCCAAAATCCAGCAGGGAGGGAAGTGATTTTAACAAGCTCTTTCCGACCGCTCCTATTATACTACCCACCTGAGGGATGAGTTTCGGGAGCATCTTGTTTATTGTTGTTGATACTCTATCAAGCAGTGCCGGAAGATTCTGTATTGCCTGTTCAACCTTCGGCTCTATATTGTCAAACATAGTCAAAGCTGATGCCGCTACATTATCAAACGAACCGGATATATCGCCATTATCCTTTACAAGCTCGACTTTGAGGTTCTCCCACGCTGCCTTCATTGAGCCTGCTGATCCCTGTATAGTATCAGCGGCCTCCTCTGCGGTTGTTCCTGTGATACCCATAGCCTGCTGCACTTCATGGATGGCATTGACGATATCAGCATAACTGCTTATATCATAGTGTATACCGGAAATCTGCTCCGCTTTTTCAAGCAGCTCTTCCATTCCAGCCTTAGTTCCCGAAAATCCCAAGGACAAATTATCGAGCATGGTGAAGTTGCCACGGGAGAAGCCTCTGTAAGCGTTTTGCACAGCCTCCATAGTTGTGCCCATCTTGTTTACGTTGTCGGACATATCACGAATTGACATATCCATTAACTTAGCTGCTTTCCTCTGATCGCCGCCGAGGGAGTTGATAAGAGCCGCCGCCGACTGGATACTTGTCTCCATGTATTTATTCATGGACATTCCGGCAGTCTGAAACGCTTTCTCGGAGTTTTTAAGCACTATTGCAGCACTGTCGCCGAACAGCGTCTGAACGCCGCCTACAAGTTGCTCGTAAGAGCCATAAGCACTGACAGAATCAGAAACTATTTTACCGACTGCCGCCGCTCCGGCCGCGACCGCTCCGGCTGTAACCTTTGCCACCGTTGCAACACCGGCTTTTACTTTCTCGCCGAATTTTGAAAAGCTCTTTTCTGCATCAGCCATGCCTGCGTTGAATGCAGACGAATCAAATTTAACCTTGACATAAAGGTCGAGTAAATCAGTTGCCACGTGTTCCACCTCCTAATCTTTCAAATTCTGACAATATGTCGTTCTTTATCGTTTCTGCCTCGTTTTCGCCCGTTTCTGCCACGTTACCGGAAAGGATATCCGTATACCTCAGAACGTCTGCACCGTGCTGTGTGGCGTAAAAGCGCAGTATTTCAGCGGTATATGTGCGGTATATCTTGTCCTCTTCCGTTGCCTTATACCGGGCGAGAACGTACCGGATAAAGCCCCTTACTGTTCGTCCTCTGTACTCTCCATAGCAGAGGTCGAGGACTTCGCACTCTTGCCAGCCGATATGAAAAAATCGATTGTATCTTCATCGGAGAGTATTTCAGACATTATCTGAGCTGTAGCGGAAACGAGGCCGAGGCTGCTCTCCGGCTTGTGGTCAAGGATTTCAAACATCTTATTGCACGCCTTAGTGTGTGCCTTGTATACCATCGCACCGACTTCAAGCCACGTCTTGTTGGATAAACCTTCCATGATTTTCTTGTCTTTTATGATCTCCGTTACATAAGGCGCACATTCAACGAGCTTATCGATGCCCTCCACGCCTGTGTAATCGTTAAAGCCTTTCATTTTAAATCCTCCTTATAAGCAAAATATCCCCGAGAGACCGGGGATATTCTGTTGTGATATTCAGTTGTGCTTATGCTCCCGCGTTCACCGTAAGAGTTGCGGGCTTGGTATACGTTGACGTTGCACCCATTGTAATTCTGCAACGGTATTTGTTACCGTCGGCTGCTGCGGTCACGGCTGATGCGGAAAGCTCGAGCTCACTGCCTGTCTCTCCGGAAATGTCGTGATATGTGGAATCACCTACAGCGCAAAGCTGCCACTGGTATGACAGTGTGTCTGTGCCTGTTGCTGTAACGCTGAATGCCGCTGCTGTTCCCACGTTTACCTCAGCGTCAATAGGCTGTGCGGTGATCGTGATGCCGCTGCCGGAGGTAGAGTAGAACTCCATTTCAGCCTTTGATTTGTCGTGGATTGTCTTGAATCCCTGAATTGTAAGCTGGTTTCTACCCTTGCCGCCCTTTGTTGCTGTAATGCTGATACCGCCTGTTGACAGTGCCTTCGGGATTACTACAGCCACAAGACCGCCGCCGAGCTTCATTCCTACCCACGCGAGGTTCTCGAAGTCGCCGGGCTGAATATAGAAGCGCGGTGTTATCTTGGTGTCTGAGATATCGGCCGCACCGAGCGCTCTCTTGATACCTTCTGCGGAGAAGTCAAGCGTTGTCACGGTAAGCGTTGCCGCGTCCGTGCCGGTGATTACTTCCAGCTCCGCATAGCGGAAAAAGATATTATTGACGTCATCGCCAAGGTTCACCTTTGTCGTGTTATAGGTGAGGGAAAAGTCGCCGCTGGTAACGCAGGCGATATCGCCCTCGGCCGGGGTAACAAAAGTGTTCGGATCAAAGTTCTTTATCAGGACGCCGCTATCAAACTGCATTCCCTGAAAGTCCTCCTCCGTTATGATATCCCACTGAGTAAGGTCTAACGTTGACATTTTTTACCTCCTTCTTCAATTGTTTGTATAGTACCTCAAAGTGAGGTTGTGGAGGATGCGCTTCACTGCATCGTCCGAATCATCGCCCATATCCTGTGCCCACGGCTGTGACTTCATCACGAGGATTCTTCCACCGTCGCATGAGAGAATTTTTCCTACACGGCCAATGGCCGCGGAAATCTCGTCGGACTTAGCGTGAATGTCCGTCCACTTGTAAGAGCGATACCAAAGGGAGAAGGTAATGTTGGTGTCAAAGTCTCCGAAAAAATCCGTTTTCACTTCGTATGTCAAATAAGGCATAGAGGGAGCTTCGCCTCTATCTGCCATACTATAAACCGAGTTTTCTTCGTAAGCCGGGATACCAAAGCCTGAAAAAAAGGCTTGTAACGCTTCGGCCTTCGTCATACTATCGCTCCTTTCCTATCAGAACGGCCGTTTTTCGGCCGTCCGATCCTTTTATAGTATGCTTACCCCTCGCAGGATAAGCGCCCCGAAAAAGGGGCTTATTCGAGGTCAGGCGGCGTCCATATTTCCGCACGGCTCTGCCGCATATCGAGGTGAGCCGACTTCGGTGTCTTGTTCTCGTGCCCGCTCGAAAGAATCCGGAAGTATACGCCGTCCTCAGCGCGCTGTATCACGTCCATGGCCTCGAGCGTTACAGCCCGGGAGGTTGTTATGGTACAGGTCGTTTTTTCAGTGAGCTTTGCAGCGATCTCTGAAAGGGAACTGTTCGGGAAGTTGGCTGTTGCCATAAACTGCTCCCCTCTCTCCCACGTCGGGATAAAACCGCTCTCACCGTCAGGAACGAATCGCTTGATTATAAAATAGAACGGCTCGTATGCCGCTGATAACAAGCTCATAACGACACCCTCCTATACGTATTCAAGCGAGAACGGAACATCGACTGCCACGTCGCGCCCGCTCCTCCACCGCCGGACGATCCTGAGCTGCCCTTGCTGTATGAGTACCCGCCGAAACTTTCGCTCTGGAACGGGCTCATATTGTTGCTGTCGAGGCCTTCGTTTACTGCGCGCCATGCTGCGATATCTTCGCAAAGCTGCTCGAAGTCACGAGGGACGCCCATAGCCCATATTTCACCAGAGAATTCTTCCTCTCTCAGATTTGCTAAGTCCTCCGGAACATTCTGCCAGACACCGTCGTTAAGTGCGCTGCCTACAATCCGGAAGTACTGACCGTCCAAGAGAGAGGGGAGCGGTGCAGTGCCCGGACTGATTGCATACGTGCCACTATATGTTTTGCGTAAGAAATAATTCTTGATATTTGCACAGACCTCAGTCAACTGTGCCATGCTGCACCGCCTCCTGTGTTAGTCATCGCGCTTTTTTCTGCGCTTGGGCTTGCTTTCTTTCTCTGCGGGGCTATCCTCAGCAGGCGCTTCTGCGGGGCTTACTGCCTCGGTTTCCTCGGGGAGCGCCTGTATAAGGGGAATGTGCCGCTTGTTGTTACCGCTTGCCAGCGCCTCTATACGATCTCGGGAAGGAGACAGCCCCTCACGGGGATATACGTCTCCCTCCTTGTATGCGTATCCTTTGTCCTGCAAGTCGGTGAAGTACCTCAGTACTGTGTATTTCATTATGCGCCTGTGATAGTACCCTTAACCACGCCGGCGGCATACTCCACGAGGATCTGAATGCCGTCCATTACAAGGCTCTCGATCTGTGCGCGGTCGCCGTTCATAATTCCAGAGTTAATACCGATATACTGCAGGTCGTCGGAAGTTGTGAGCTTGAAAGCTCTTGCAATATCGCCGCCCATAGTGAGGTAATACATGATGAAATTCTGCTTAGCTGTAGCCACGAAAGTGCCCTGTGTGATCTTAGAGCTGATAATGACTGTGCCGAGGCCGAGGAAGTCCTCGATGTAAGTCATGCCGAAAGCCTGCTGGGTTGTAATCGACGCATTAGCGAGGTATGTTGCTGCGTCGAGAGGATTGATGAAGTATACAGGCTCGATAGAATCGTCCTCGAACTTGATCTGGAGCTGTCCCCATGCTGCGGCAAGCGCGGACTGGAGGTCAGAGCCGGTTACTGATGTCGCGCCGGTGATAGCGCCGTTAATAAATCCGAAGAGGTCGTTTCTTACATCGGCCTGTACATCGCGGAGAAGTGCCTCGTCTGTCTCGCGAACGGCGGCCTGATAGCCGGACTTCTTAATGCTCTCTGCGGAAACGGCCTTGCGCCACTTCTTAAGGCTGATTGCGCCGACCGGTGTCTTCACCTGCTCGTACTCGGAGAGAGGAATTACCTCGCCCTCGGGAACAGCACCGTTCTGGAGTGTGCCGGAAGTAGTGTAGCTGTAAAGAGTTGTGCCCTCCATCATGGGAATGCGGCGAGTTACGCCGATAGCCTCGAGCAGCTTTTTCAGGCTGTGGTGCTCGAAACGCCTTACAAAGTCCTGCTCACGGACTCTCTTCATATCATCAGCGACAATGAGGTTATCCTCTGCTGCGGTTGTAATGTTATCTGCCATTTTTTAAGCTCCTTTCGCTTATTTCTTGATGCCGAGCGCCTCCATGTTCTCAGCCATAGCGCGCTGCCTTGCATCGGTGTCCTTGATCTTGTCGATATCGTCCCACGTTAAGGCTTTCTTACCACCCGCGTTGGCCGGAGGGGTTTCAAGGTTCACCTTGGTTTCAGTTACCTGCGGTGTGAATCCGGAGAAATCGCTGTCGGCCTGTATAGCCTTCACCACATCGGCGAGGTTTGTTGCCGTACCGTCCTCTCCTATTTCCACATCATCGGCGAATCCGTTTCTCAGTATAAGATTCACAGCTCTGTCGGAGTAATTCTCCTTTTTAAGCTCTGCCTTTAAGGCTGCTTTCTTGGCTGTAGCGGTTTCTTTCGCTGCAAACTCGCTTTTAAGCATTTCGAGCTCCGCTGTGGCAGTCTCATACTTGCCCTTGTAATCGTCCTTGTTCGCGGTATCAATTGCCTTGTTCGCGGTGTTCAGGTCTTTCTTTACCTGTGCGAGCTCTGCCTGTACCTTGGCCAGCTCGTCTGCTGCATCCTTGTTCTCGTCGATCTTGGCCTGCAGGCCGCTTACGGTCTCCATGTGCCAGTCAATGAGCGTCTGGATTTTTTCGGGCTCTATACCAAGAGCCGCGAGGTCTGATCTCTTAAATGACATATTCTACCTCCTGTGCTTCGGCCGCTATGCTTTGCGGTTCGGTATGTTTGTGCGGCTGTGCTTCGCCGCGCCGTTGGTGCTCAGTGCCGGGAGTTGCCCGGGTTTGAACATAAAAAAAGCGGCAGTTAGATTTGATCTAACCACCGCTTGGCTCTTTACTGTAAAACGACTTATTACAGCGTGACTATTCTGTTTTAAGTTTCTCGCGCCGTATAACAGCAATTTTGAAGCCTTCCTCGCAAGGTATCAGCTCGATTCTGTCGGCCTTTTTGGCCGCTTTTTCAATCGCCTGCACCTGCTCCGGGCTTAATTTGTATTCTTTACCCATAGTATACACCCTCTATTCGCATTTGTCAAGATATTTCGGCATTTATCATATAGTTCCACGGAGGTATTTTATAAAAATTCTCCTGTACTCCTCCTTGTGATCGCTCGCGGCATCACGAAGGTAATGCCGGGGCTTCATGCCGTGTGTGAAGTGCGCCTTGCCGTTCTTATCGCGCCATACCCACGGAGACTTGCGTCCCTTGCCGTTCGAGGCGTATATACCCGTTCCCAGCTCGACGTACTTTCCATAGAAATGGTTTGTACCGATATACAGCTCATTCGCGGCCACCTTGTGAGTAATCGACTGCCTTAATCCGGATGAAACATAGTGTGCAATTCCGGTGCTCGTCGGTGTTCCAACGGGGCACTTCATCTTCGCGTACTTCTCCGCTTTCAGCCCGACCGCTTCGAGGGCTGCAAGTCCCTGCCGCTTCATCGCTTCGATAACATCGGCCTTATGGGAAGTAATCGTGATATCATAATCAGGCATTGTTTCGCCTCCTTGCGTTCCTTGCCTTGCGGGCAGCGGACACTGTTGCTTTCCACGCCGCCGGATCGCCGTATTTCAGCTCCTGAAAGTCCTTAAACCGGGAAGGAACTTTCTTTCCGAGCAGGCTGACGTATTCTTCGTGCATTTTTATATCCCGGCTCGCGTTACGCTCAGCCTTGAACAGCGGCTCGCCGCCCTTCGCGCTTTTCCACTGGTCATAGGTCATATTGCGGACTTTACTGTTGGGCTCGTATATGTGCTGGTCTCGCCCTTCATCCTTGTAAAAGAGGTCGTCCTCGAATGATACTACATCAGCGCATCGACAGTTATAGACCTCTTCCGGACGACCTTGCGGATCGCCCGGATATAACAGACCGTTTTTGAATTTCTTTCCGACATCGACCACGTCGCCGTCAAGCTGCCTGTGACTATATCGCGTCAGGCCGTCAAGCGTCGCCAGCCATTGGTGCTTTAGTCCTTTGACGCCCATAGCCTGTGCGCGCTTGTATGCGTCCATTCTGCCGCCATTCTGCGCGCTTGTGGTCATGGTCTTGGCGTTACGTAAGGCCGCCTTCTTGTTCATATCCGTTACCTCAGCGAGCCTCACCGCTATTTCTTCGACCGTTTCACCCTGTAAGATGCCCTGCACGATCGCCGCGTTCAGCTTTTCCTTGTTCCAGCGCAGGTCTTTCGGGATATTGACGCTGGCTTTCGGGAGCAGGTCGGGTTTTTCCCGGAGCAGGCGCTCGACTGTCTGTTCATCGACCAGCTCGAACATGGTGTTGATCCCGAAATGATGCTCTATCTGATACGTCGTCCAGTTGCCGTTGATCGCGTATGCCTCCGGCATATATCCGTTCAGGATCGATGCCGCGACCTCGTTCTTGGCGGTCAGTACGTCGGCCATGTTCTGCGTCATGGCATGATTGTGGCGGCCGGTCATCATCTGATTACGCCGCCACGCCTGATAGTCGCTTTTCGTGATCTTTCCGGAATTAAAGAGCTTTCTCTTTGCTTCATCGGCTACAACAAACCATTTCAAGTGCTCCTGTGCTTTTCTTAACAGCTCCACGTAAGCCTGTCCGTATACGCTCTCGACCTCGGCCGTCATAAGGAATAACAGTTCTTCGGTTTCCATATACCCCTCGTCCGCAAGGAGCAGGGGATTGTACTGAATGGGGAGGTATTCGGGCATTGTATCACCGCCTTATAAGTCGATATTTCGGAATTATCAGCATTTTGATTATTCCGACTGTGTATTTATCCGTTGTAAGATTGCAATTCACCCGTTTTATACCGAATCTGCAAATTGTAAGCAGTATCAGCGGAATCTGAGTGATGCTTTCATACTCAATCGTTATCTCAGGCCGGTATACCTTGCGCTTTTTATCGCTGTATATTCGAGCCATTAGTGTTCTTTAAGCTCCACGCAGAATACATCGTCCCAGTTATATATACCGATCCACGCGCCCTTCTGCTTTACCATGACCGCCTTGCCGTCATAGCCATAGTCGTCCCACTCGCCCTTGCCATAGGAAATGGTGTCACCGTTCTTGAAAGTGATCTCGATTCTATCCGCTGATTCCATAGTTTACCTCCTTCAAATTCGCTAAAAATGCGCCCTTTTTCGGGGCTTTCGTTTTTTTAGTATAACTATACCTCTGCCTCCGCAGAGCCGCCCTGTGCGGCCGCCTGTTCGCCAATCTGCGCGGCCTGCTGCATCAGCCCGAGCTGCTCCATAGCTTCGGCCTCACGCTGGGCTTTTATATTCTCGTACTCGTCGATTAAGCCGAGCGTCTCGCATATAAGTTTCAGCGTCGTTTCGTCGCCGAGAACCGGTGCGATCTGCATGAGCATCGTTACAAATTCGGTTGTATTGATATCATTAGGCCTCTTAAAATGAAAAGGCTCATTCTCGTCAATACCCTTTACCCGGAGAACGCCCCGGATAAAATCGGACAGGCAGTGTTCGAGTATATCGCATTTGAGGTTGAGGTTCTGATATGCGGCCTTGATTTCGACGGTCGTTACGTTGCCGGCGAGCTTTCTCTCGACGTCAACCGCCATAAAGTCGGTGAACAGCTTGTCGCGGAGAACTCCGAGGACGTTCAAAAACGCCTGTGTGTCGAAGTGCATTTCTTCCTTGCGGATTTCCACGCCCTCAGGTTCATGGATCGCCTGATTATTGATGATGTCGGCTACAAAGTTGAGGTCGTCCTGCACATCCATTCCGTCAGCGTTCCTGATAATCCAGTACACCGTGTTCATATCCACGCCGTTTACGAGGCCGGAATTGACCACGTCGTAAGCGAACAGCGTCGACTTCTTTCCCGCCAGCTCCGACTGGCCGTTTATATAGCGGAACGGCACGATTGGGAAGGATGCCGGAACTTTGTCTATCTCCCCTGTTGCGCCTTCCAGCGGGCTTGATATGTTCGCTTTGCTATATGGCTGCTTCTTCTTGTATAGCTGTAACTCGCTCTTGTCGCCGTTTTCATTCCGCACTTCCTTGTATACCGTCGTGCCGTCAAGCTCGAACAGGCGCACCATAAGGGGCTTATCCGGGGCAAGCCGCCAGTATCTAATGGCCGCTTTGATAAGGCCGTCGTCCTCGTCTTTCAGGGGTTTCAGAATCGGCTCGTTGCCGTCGATCTTACAAGCGAAGCACAGCGGGATGATCCCGTCCTCGTCCACGTAAGCGTATGATTCGCCGTCGCAGAAGCCGTACTGTACGACCTTCTGCACCTTGTAATCGAAGTCCGCACCGCCGAGCTGTTCCTTTACCTTTGCATTGTCAAAGCTAATGCCGTTGCCGAGCTGATAAGCTACAAGCTGAGTGCAGAAAATGAAGAACAGGTTTGACACTAACTTGTGGTTCGCCTTCTTCGAGTTATAAGCGTTACCCTCGCGGTCGTACACAAGCTGTCTTACTTTTTCCAGCTCACGATCTATGCCACGATACAAAAGGCCAGCGTCCGTACCGAGCTGAAACGCCTCGCTGGATTCGTGTTCTCCAATCGCTGCCTGTATAAACGTTATACGCTCCTGCTCGCTCTTGCAGCGCTGTAAATCGTTGTATGTAAGCGTTGTAATCACACTCCTTGGATAGTTCTGTTTGAATATTGATATTTCGGGCACGCTATCTTCATAGTTTTTACGAAATAGCGCATGGCATCGCAGGCGTGATCGTTCACCTTTATCGGTGTATCTTCGACCGCATCAGCCACCCACGCATAGCCCTGCAGCTCTTTAATCAGGCATTTGCAGGAACTATAAATCTTAATCTTTCCGGTATACATCGCTGTAGCCGTTTCTCTGATTCCGTCCAGCACAGCGTTGTCGGCCGGGTTTACCTTGTACTTGTGGTCACGTTTCTTCAAAGTCGTGATGAAGGATGCGGCCGAAGGATCGATTATCACTTTCAGCTTGTTGCCGCGCTCGGTCTTGCCTTCTATGATATCACCGAAGTGTGTGTCCAAATCCACCGCGTACTCCTCGTCAGTCTTTTGCTTTCCGGTATCACGGCCGGAATAATAGAACTCTCGCATACAATACCAAATGCCGCCCCTGTTGCCCCACAAAAGGGCTGCAAAGGCGTTCTGTGTACCATAGTCGATAGATAATACATAGTCGGTGAAGCCGCCTTCCTGCGCCTCACAGACGGCCTCCTCGAAGCCCGGATATATAACGCCTTCTGCCACGGCAAACTCGCCCTCGATGAACCGCTTGTAAAACACGCCGGTATACTCCGACTTGATTTGCCTTACATATTCGGGATCGAGGAACGTGTTCTGATCTATCGTGAACTTGTCGCTGTACATATCCAGCTCGTCCGCTCGGTCAAGGTATTCTACCTTAAGCCAGTGATTCGGGCTGTCGGGGTTTGTACTTCCAAAGAGCTTAGCTCCCGGCTCGGATAGTCGGGAGAGTAACATTTGCCAAAAGTCGTGGTCAACTCGTGTGATTTCGTCCACGTAAGCGCCCTGAAACGTCGCACCTCGTATCTTACGCTCGGAGCGCGTATCATTCGCGCCTTCGAGACGGATTCGCCGCCCGAACAGCGTGCCGACCTTTGCCTTTGCGTTGTATCGGAAGTTTCGTTCCCCGACTAAATCCTGCAGCAGCCGCAGGCAGTTGTTGTCCAGCGTATCAAGCGTGACGCCGACCATAATATAGTCCTTATCGAGCGGCATTTGCGCCACCCATATCGCCCACCCGACAAGCGTTACCCACGTTTTACCCGCACGCACCGATCCGGTAAGGATGTTAAGGCGTTTCAGGCCGCCGTATTTGATCTTACTGATAAATTCTTCCTGCTTGGCCGTAAAAAACGTGGTCTTGGCCTTTGTCATATATCCTTCACCGCCTCAATGAGCTGGTCGAGCTTGCCGTTAGTCGCCTCGTTATCCGCACTGAGAGCCTGTTTATCGTTGTACTGCTGCGGTTTCCTGCATTTGAGATAAAAAATCATGGCTGTAGTATCCGGAGGTATCCACCGCTTCATCTTCTTCCTGTGTTCCGTCTTCGTACCATTCGGATGCTTGGTGACCTCGACTATTTCTTCGTCCACGAAATAGCCTTTGAGTTTCTTCTCGAAGAAGGTGTCCTCAACCTCGATGATCGCCGGCCTGCGGCCTTCTTTTAATG